CTTCCACCCTCCTTAAAGAAAAAGACAGATTGTCAACAAATTACACCTGATTTAATGTCAAAATGAGTTGAAAAACTCCGGCATAAATCCGGTGTAATTCTTTTTACATGGTTTGGGGCTGTTGTTCAACAACTTCCAAAAAAAAAATGTCTAAGCGTAAAAATGACAAACTCGAGCGTCAGGAAAAAAACATCCTGATTGACTTTCTTCCGGCTGTCTTAAAAAATACCAAGTCAGAAGGTTATTTAGTGGAATATCATTACAGAGATAAGATTCTTAATTCGCTGGTGCGTAAAAGATTCTATCTTAATCGTCTTATAAATTCCTACACCAAGAAAAGCGATGGGCTTAATCATGCCCGAAAAATAGTCCATGAACTGAACGAAAAGCTGAAGAATGGTTGGACTCCAGCATTTGAAACGGAGGACCAAAGATTATACACACCAATTCTGAAGCTCCGCGAAATTTATCTGAATGATAAGAAACGTGATGTGCGTGATGCTACGATGATGTCGTACACTTCATTGACTAAAATGTTTAACGAATGGATTGAAGCGAGCAATAGAACTGGGAAGGTGACAGGCAATTTTCTCCGTTTTGATGCCGTCTGTTATATGGACTATATTCTTGAGAAAGGTTGCTCTAACAGAACTTACAATAACACTCTTAAAATGATGAGAGCTTTGTTTTCTTGGGCAATAGAAAAGTGTTATTGCAAGGATAATCCTTTCTCGAATATCAAAACAAAAACAAAGGAAGCAAAGAAGCGTATCATTATTGATGAAGCAAGCCGAAGAAAAATAGCGGAATATTTCAAGGTTAAAAACATGCAGATGTTGCTGGTTTGCAAATTGGTATATAATTCAGCTATGCGCCCAAAAGAGATTGCAAATCTGAAGATAGAAGACATCATGCTTGAGCGTCGATATATTATCGTACGTGATACCAATGCAAAGAATGGTAAATCTCGATGCGCTACAATAACAGCTGACGTGATAGAATATCTGCAGCAGTTTATGTGCTATCCTGGAAGGTTTTATCTTTTCGGCATGAACAAGGATTTGTTGCCGTCAGATAAGCGCTGCGCTCTTTCGGCATTTCGCAAGAAGTGGGATAAAATGCGTACTTTTTTAGACCTTCCTCAAGAGATGCAGCTGTATAGTCTTCGTGATACGGGCATGATCGATCTGCTTCATGCAGGGGTGGATGAACTTTCTGTTCAGCATCATTTTGACCATAGTGATTTGTCAATACAAGCTATTTATACAAATCACTTTGACCCAAATCTGAATGAGACAATATTTCGAAATGCCCCAAAATTTTAACGTAGTCTTTTGCGGATGCCGAGCTCTCCGTATGGTGATATCATCTTTCCAGCTGTGTTTAATCCGGCTGTCATTGAGAGCGACCATTGGTCGTTTATCGACATTCGAGCTGTAATATCGATGTCGATGTAATAGTATGCAAAGGCTTTGCCAACAGACAATCCTGCATCTGCAGTAAACCTTTTAGGTTTGAGGGTTGTTTCTTTCTCTACCATTTTCGTGACCTCACGAAAATGATAATTGACGCTGTCAAGAGATACATTATAACCGGTACAAAAGACATCGGCATATTCGTCTTTGAACCAGTACCAGGATATCGGCAGAGACATATATAAAGTGTCGTTGATTCTTATGGTATCTTTTAACGGTACGGTTGTGTATCGGTATATAGTGCTGTCTTTCTTTTCAATATTATAGATTGTTGTGTCTCTATAAGTAATATTGAATATGACAGTGTCTCTATACTCTTCATTATAGTAAATCCTGCTTCTGTGAGGAAGCAGGATTGGCAGTAATAAAAGAAGTAGAACCAAACTATAATATGAAAAAGAATTTTTTTGCATGTTTTATGGATTGAAGTAAGTGATTTTATTGTCATTATCAATGTCGTCGTAACAGTCGATATGCAGCCAGTTGACTTTAAGTTCTATTCTTACAGGATAAGGTAGAAGGTCTTGTTTCTCTTCTATCTTCTTTCTCATCTCTTCAGCTGTCATTTCGGGTGAGGATAGATCTCCACCTATTCCGAGATGGTGAGCTGAGAGATATACAATGTCGTCCTCTGTCTTTTCTTTGACGATATCGCAAAGATTGCAGCGTAGTCCTCGTTGCGTGAGTGTGGCAGTATTACAAACCAAAGGCACTTGCAAGATATCGCGACGGAGAACGAGCAATGTATGAAGATATATCGTCACTAGAAATTTCCACGAACGCTCGCCGTGCTTCTCTAATACGTGTGGACAGACGAGTTCTTTAACTTTGAAATATTTTTTAAGCGATGATATGATTTCGGCTCTTGTCATCTTTTTTTTACAAAGATATATTCAATCAAAGATATGTAGATGACAAAAAAAGGTGCCATTTAGCACCTTAATTCATTCAAATGTGATATTGGCGAGTTCTGCCAATTCTGCGGCAGTTGGCTCATGGTCGTAAATTGCTTCTGTCCATGTTTTCATGCCTTCAACTACTCTTGATTCTTTTGATTCGCCTTCACCAATGATTTCGACATAGTCCTGAATGTCAGCTCTGCCAATCCATTGATTGTCGTTGATTTTTTCTTTGGCAATTGCTTTTGCTGTTGGTCCGAATGACCTTACCGGTTGAGATTTTGTAGCCATAACGATACTTTTAACGTAGTTAATAATTAGCTTTCTCTTTCTGCGTATGCGTCTCTTTATTCTTGCTTTGGTCTTATATCGTTTCCTAACTATCATTTTGTTGAAATTTTGACGGTCAGGATACATTACTTTGGACCAAACGGAAAAGACCTTGTCGCAAATTTCTTTTCTTTTGTTGAATTCATCGAGATGCTGAAGCATTCCGAGATAGCTGTTAATTGTGGCTGCAAATTTCTCACAATTCTGTATTTGAAAAGCGACATCATTTGATGCCTGTTTGTTCCACCAGTGAATTTTCTTGAAGCAGTTGGTAATGCTTCTGTTTGATGAATATGTTCTACCTGGTTTTTGGTAGACGTTTAGTATTTTTACTCCTTTGCTGTAGTGTTGAAAATAGTATTTGTTAGGGTGTAAGGTAAGACCAAATTCAGCATATTTAGCCCTTATGAGAGCCATATCATTAAGCATTTTGTTCTTATCCTGGTGCATATACCAGCTGTCATCAATAGACCTGCTATAGTATTTGTATCCAAGTTCATGTATTATGTAGTGGTCTATAGGTGCAAGATATAAATTGGCGCTTTCATTGGTAAGCAATAGACCGATAGGTATTCCTTGCCATTCAGGATGATTGAACAAACTTTTATGTGGTGGCAAATATTTCCAATATTCTATTGGGGAGCGTCTTATTACGTTTTTGCGAGGGTCAGTCATCAATCTTACAGTAATCAACCATTTGAGAATATCTTTATCCCAATGCTCGTAATAAAGGTCTATGAGTCCGAGAATCATTGATAAAAGTCTGTGCTTGTCGATGCTCATATAGTATGATTGAACATCATACTTCATTATCCAGCAGTCTTTGGTATAATTCTCAGAACATTGTTCAAAGGCTTCTTTTAATTGTCTATTTGCCTCTTTGGTTCCTAATCCGGCTCGACAAGCTGGCGCGTTGCGAGGCACTACTTTATCCATCAATGGCTCCAATCTAAAACTTATCCAAGTATCTACTATTCTGTCTATAGCAACAGATTCAAAGATTTCTCTTACTGTGGGTTTAAAAACGATAAAGACGCGTAACGGTTCAGGCACGTATGTTCCGGCAATGATAGAATCAACCAGGTGAATTAGCTTGTATTCGTGATGTGGGATAAATTCAGCTACGCTATTAGAGGATTTTTTACCTTTGATAAATGAGTTATAAGCTAATCTAAATTCGGTGTCAAGTTCATTTCGTTGGTCATCGGACAGGACAAAACCGCTACAACTTAATTGAGAAGCCGAAACCGCACGGACGTAATAGGTATTGTTCTTATTATTGTTGTTCTGATTTCCGTTAGCGAAGTTTAGATACCATGCGTTATTACTGTTATACTCATTAAATTCTTCCATGTTTTACTTAGCTTTAAATGAAAGCCGGAAGTCCTTTTCAATCAAATTGAATGGGTCACCCAAGGATTGTGAAGTTTATCTTCTAACCTGGTTCTGCCCTGCTTGTGAAGCAAAATAAGACCGAAGTCCTTTAACCTGCTTTGCGATTTTGTCCGTTTGCCGATATATCAAATTTAATTTATCATCAGGCAATCCGCATTTCACAGAAAGAAGCTCGAGTAATGAAAATAGTGTATCTAATTTGTATAGGAATACTTGTAGTTTTAAAGATCTTTGATTAAAATCAACAAGTATTTGTGAGGCATGATAACATTCAAGCATGTCTTTTAGCAAATGTTGAATGTCGTTGCCGTAACCGTATTTATAGCGGTGAGTATAGTAGTTTTGTAAGTCATCCAGCATAACAGCCAAAGCCTCAGTGTCAAGTAACAACTGAGACTTTGACTTTCTGTATTTTTCTTGCGGACCTGAATTCATAATTAATTTTTACAAAAATCGAGCGGCTTCGCCGCTACTTTTAAGTCCACAAAAATAATAAATTTTAAATTATAAATATCAGTGTGATTAAAAAGCCGAAACCGAACGGACGTAAGAGGTATTGAACTTATTAGAGTTGGACTGATTTCCGTAAGCGAAGAGAAGATACCAGGCGTAATTACTGGAATACTCAGTTGAAGACCAATTGTAGTCGGCTGTTAATTGCGCTCCTCCGCAGGCTGTCAAGCAAGCATTGATGGCAGCTTTGTTCAAATACATGAGATAGATTTGACCGAAAGCTGGCAAATCCCATTTGCCTGCAGCGATGTTGCCTGAAGAATACAAACGACATGCTTCAGCTGCAGGTGCGCCCTTGGTTGTTGTAGAACTTCCAGTATAAACAACTGTTGAAGCATCAATATGGCCAGATGTTTTGCCATCGGTCAATGCTTCCCCTTTCCAGTTAGGATTAAGCGCGGCAATGATAGCATCAGTATTCTCTTTAGCGTTGAAATCAGTAATGGCAGATGTCCATGCTGTTCTATTAGCGATACCTGTTACATCCGTTCCATAACCACCCCAAGCACAAGTTGATGAGTAAGCATTTTGGAGTCCTATACGGAATTGATGGTCTGCCGTTATAAGAACAACGGATTGAGCTGTTTTACCTGCTCCTTCTGTCTTCCAATTATCTGAAGAAATCAAAGAACCGTCAGTTGCTTCTATCCATGTACCCAACGGGCTCATGTTACAATCGTAATAAAATTCAACGTCTCTTGCTGTTCTGTCTGCTATGAAACGTTGATGTTGTGGGAATGTTTCACCGTATGCTTGAACTTCCACGGTGTAACTAAGCCCATATTTGACGTAGCAATATGCAATACCTTGAGAACTATCCAATATCAGTGGCGTTTGATAGCTTCTTGTATTGCCATCTTCACCCAACACCGTTATTGTAGCAAACAATCCATTAATAAAGCCTTCTTTGCTTGAGGCTTTTACAATTACTTTTTCGACTTTGTTGTCGATGAGGTTGAGAACATCGTTATGAAGCTCTCTTACTCTTATTGATCTTCCTGAAAAGTCTGTCATATTACCATACTATTTTAGCGTTTAACAAAGGTGCGTTTGATGAAATCTTGATAAACTCGCCGACTTTCACTCCATACAGTGAATCATGGAGATGTTTATCAAAAGTTACGGTTTCCGGTACAGGAGAAAATGTTACTCCATCGATTGAACGATGATATTGAATACTTGCTTCTCCTTTAGTTTCTAAATATACTTGAGGGAAACTCTGATGTTCCCTTACTTGGAATGGCTTAACTACCATACCGTCTTGACTAATTTGTAAATCTACCATGTTTAATTTATTTATTGGTTTGTTTTTTATCTATATCTTCTATAACATCTTCCAATCCTTCATGATTGGTTTTCTTGCCAATAAGAGATAATATTCCTTCTATGGATATTTGCTTTCCTCTTTTTTCTAAGATGTTATTTATGCAGCTTGACCCTTCTAAAATGAAAACGATAGACATCATTATGGCAGGCAGTTTAGGATAATTGTATGTAATACCTATTGAAGCTGAAAATAATATCCAGCAAGAATAACCAATGAATTTGTTCACTGTTCTTCTGATTGCTTTCGTTGGAGTTCTTCTCTCTTCACGATGTCTGGCCGCTTGCAGACCCCAAACGAGATCGGCAATTATAGCCAATATTGTAGGCATGATATATTGTAGTGCCAGCTGAAGCAAATCTTCCATGTAATGAATCAGTGTTGCACCTATCATGGTTTTGATAATAAGAAGTTTGGGGTTAGCTACGATATTAGTAATTGTCTTGAGCATTTGAGAAAAGTGTATCTATGTTTGTAATAGTATTATCTGATTCAACTTTGAGATATGAACCTATGGTAAGGTTTTCAAAGGACCTCATAGTGTTACCATGGACAAAAACCATATCAATGAGTGTCCATGTTTCCGTATCAACAGATGTGTACACCGACAAAAATCCTTCTGTTTCTATGTACATCAAAACGCTGTTCATTGTACACTCTATTGGTTGGGTTGTACTTAAATCCCCATTTATGTGTACACTTACACCACGTTTAGGCATTTCCAAAGGCATAGCTTGATCGGAATTGTTTTCTATAATAAGCTGCTGCATTTCCAAAACAACATCGTCTATTTTAGGAATGTCTTGCATTTTTCTATAAGAGAAGGAAAATGACGTGAAACTTTCCTTTTTGTTGAAAGAAGCATCGCTGTCTGTGATAACTATTTTACTACAGCTTATGTCATTTGGATTGAATATGTATTTGTCTTTTTTAGACAAAAGGAAATCAGTGACGACATTTATGTTGTCAATTGAAAAATACCCTGATTTTTGATTGTAAGAAATATAGTCTTCAGTATTGTTCATCTGAATTAATCCTGATGATGTTTTAAAAACATCGAATGCAATTTCAGGATTTTGGATGTTGTCACCAGTGGTGATTAATGTATCCAAACCACCTAACGAATTATAGTACAGGAAATAGTTTTCTCTACCGGTAGATTCTTTGAATACATAGCGTTGAATGACCGATATTCTCATATTGTTTTCATTAACAACGTAGATGTCGTAGAATGGCTTTTTGTTGCTCGAGTATGAGTTGGAAAGTTTCATAACATCACGATAACTGACATTGTGTGTTATCGCAAGAGAGTCGTTGTCTCTTCTTGTATATAATGTAACTGTTTCCGATGTTCCGTCAAGATTGTAAAATTTTGCAATCAGTTTTGTAGCGTTAGTATGGTAAAAATATGTGAGAAATTCCGGAGAATCAACGGTAGTTTCTTTAACATCTGGCTGTAACGTAAGGAATCTTTTTGTGATGACGTTGATATCAGAAGATGAGGTAGTAGCATTGATATTAAGAATATAGAATGTTCTTTCGGTTTGTCCGTCATCATCTTTAAATAACACATGTATTTCTTTTATGAAATTATTTTGTGTTATGTTACTGAGGTGGAAATCAGGTTCTTTTGATGATAGTAATGTGAGTAATATATCCTTGAAGTTGATTTCGATGTTGTAATCTATGCCAGGAACATAAGAGCTTGAGAATACATTATTGACTTTGCCATTATGAATATAGCCGACTTCAGCGGTCATTGGCAGCGTGCATCGCAAGCGAAAAACCGGAAGGTCAGGAATTGTATAATATCCTTGTTGTTTTGGTGCGTTTCTTAATACGATTGACATAATGAGACAAAATTATGATGTGATATTAGACAACCAGTGACAAATTAGACTGCTACCGATCTGTAGCTGATGTTTAATTTTGACTTTATATCCTCTGGCATAGAATGAATATTAAAAGTCATACCACCTAAGTCACCTTGATAATCTACACTATATGCTTTTAATACAATTCTGACAGTACAATCAACTTCTATACAAGATGATTTTTCTCCAATATTTCTAGGAATACCTAAATAAATGATTTTGTTGGTTGGAGAAATGTCTATATTGTAACCGTCATAATAAACAGCACAATTGATAAGACTATCGAATTGTCCATCAAAATTGGCACTATTATATTTGGTCCAATTGTACTGTTTAAAATTGAAATCTGACCCGCTGCCAACAAGATAACCGTATCCATTGTAATATTTAGGATAGCTTGAAGATATGTCGTTAATGATGCTGTCAATGCCTTCTATTTCCCTTTCCCATTTATATCTCTGTTTAGTTTCAGGAGCGATAGTCTTGTCTTTTTCGGAGTTCAAAAATTCTTTGACGAGTAAGAACTCCGAATCTCTGTTTTTTAACTTGTCTGAAATTTCAAATGTGGTTGAAAGCGGAAGTAATTTCTGACCTTTATATATTTTCACTCTGCTCAAATCAATAGATGCCATGTCTGAGATGTTGAATAGAACCATTCCCTTGAGTTTTATCTTTCCGGTGCGCAACAGATTGTTGTAGCACGACCAAAAATATTCATACATATCGTATGTGGTAAGTGAAAATTCTTTGATTTTCCGACCGTTAAAATATTTTTGCGTAGTGCCGAAAGCCATGGCAAAACTGCCAGCGACAGCAACCGTCTTCCATGCTATCATTATTGGCTGCTCAGATGACTCTTCAGAATAGTTATAAGTGGTGTTTCTGTGTAGTCTGTTTCCGATATACATATATGGCAGTCTGTCATAGATGATGGCCGGTATAACATCCGCAGATTCGAAACTTTCCTGATTGGAGGAGTTTTCTCTGTCGTATTTGAAATTGTTTGTTCCGACGTATGTTGGAATTACTTTGTCCGAGTCGATATTCCGACTCAGTTCATAGAACTGTCCGGTTTCTTGACGCATTACCAAACAGTCACTTATGTTTATAGAAATGTCTTTTTGTATGTTAGCGTATTGCTTTTCTGTTATTTCAATGTAGTAACCGTATTTTTCAATGAGTTTATCGAAGGTCTCAGCGGCAGGAGCAGTATCATCGATGGATGTTTCAGAACTCAAGATTACTCTGGAATTGTCTTCTATTGTTATATCCAAATCATCTACGACCTTGGATGTTATATCCATGTCTGGAGCAGATGAAGAAAGCAAGTCCTGCAGCATTATAACGCGAACTCTCTTAGATGTGGAATCGATTCTGCAAAATATTCCGAATTTATTGTGCAAAAAGTCAAGAAATTCGGATAACGTACAAGACGGCACAAGGTCAGAATATTTGATAAGACCCTTGACGATAGTGTCTGCACAATTATTTAATAATACTATGTCGCGATATGGGTCTCTGTCGAGGCAGTTATATACTACATAATATCCCATTTGCTCGAATAGCAAATCGATCATCTTGTATAGATACAGGAATGGAGATAGCCCATATCCATCTGTGACACTCATTGTCAAGTCTCCTTCTCTGACAGTGCGCGCTTGCCATATAAGATAATTGGTTCCTTCATTGTTGTATTGATATGTTTTAGTTTCGTTTTCTTCGTAAGGAGAAACAGCTACTGGAAAGATTGTAAAGTCGTCTGTTTTACGGTTGAAGCGGACTGCAAGAAGATGATTGGCGAGGGATTTAATATCTCTATTCCATTCATCTCTGACCTTGGAAGCAAATATCTCTTTTAGAGATTTGCTTTTGTATTGGGAATAGACATCGGAGTTTTCAATGGCGAGAGAAACAGCGATGCCATTTTTTATACTCAAGGTGTCGATGATAAGTTGGCCGTGTTTCTGAATCACACCAGCCATCAATGTAGCAGGTGTGGTTTTCAAGAAACGGTCTGCTCGGTCAACTCTGTGGATATTGTCAAGCACTTTTAGGTTATTTGGCGTTGCTGGTATGGTTGCCGGAATGGTGCTGTCGCCTTCGTCTGAGAAAAAAGGATTGTTAAGTTCAACTTCAAAAGAGAAGTCTACAGGGAGGTCTAATTCTCCGTTATGGGTTGTTAGTTTCATTTTGATGTCATTTTTTTGAAGCGTTCACGTTGGTTTAGAAAGTCTCTATATTGGTTGTAAACCATATATGACTGTATGCCTTCTTTGTCTATTTTGTCCATGGTCTTATTTAGACGGTCAATCGACTGCGCGATATTGTCTAAATTAGGCATCTGCGCTGAAGATGCTGGCGAGGTGTAACCTCCACCGTTAAATCCTGGAGTGGAAGAAGGTGTTTCAGGTCTTCTTCCGACAGTGCGGTATTTCTCCAAGTTGGCGAAGAGTACTGGGTTTTTCTTAATCATCCACGATGGCGCGACCCATTCGTTGGCGTGAACAACACCGACCGGAGTGTTGTCGTCATCATCTGTAGGAGTAAAGCCACCATCACTGAACCCATCAGGTGTTGGGACTCTAGAACCTGAAGGAGTGTTGTTGGAACCGCCACCGCTTCCACCGGAAACAGTTGTATTCATGATTGCATTGCGCTGCGCTACAATCGTTGCTACTTCAGCTGCTGTTGTAGCTGCTATTACTCCAGCGAAAACAGCTCCTGCTATTGGACCCAATTGCGCAAAAGCCTGGACTGCTGCCAATGCTCCAGCTGCTATTGCCTTCGCAATGTTGATAGCCATGTCAGCATTGGCATATTTCTTTTGAATGTCGAGTTTTTTCTGCTCGTACTGTTCTTGTATTTGTTCTCGAGCTTCAGCATTGTCTCCAGCTGCTGCCAAGTCTGCTTGATATTGTGCTTCGGCTTGCGCCATTTCCATGTCTCGCAACGAAGATACAAGATTTCCAACGGTGTTGAGGGTGGAAGAGATAGACTCGATTGTTTGTTGGGTATATTTTAGACGAAGATCCTTGACGGACTTTTCGTATTCTTCCCATCCCATTTCACCTTCTTCAAAGAACTGCTGCAGAGCTTCTTTTTCAAGTTGGTATTTTTCCCAAATGCCAAGTTCGTTATTGCTATCGATGTTGCTTACCGATTGCGCTGCATACTTCTTTTTGAGTTCGAGAAGAAGTTTTTGATATTCTTCTTCAGTAATGAGATTTTGTTGCTTGAGTTCGTCAAGTTTCGCTTTCTCTTCGTTGTATAAGTCAACAGGGGAGAGGAGTTCTCTTTTGAAACGTTCAGCTAAGCGTTTTAGATCTTCGAGATGTTTTTGTTCATCTGCGAGTTGTTTCTCTCTTTCCTTTTGTTTCTTGGCTTCGTCTTCTTCTTTTTCTTTTTCTGTTTTTCTGTGTTGCTCTTCTTGTAGTTTTTCGGCTTCTCGGTTGGCTGCTTGTATGCGTCTGACCTGTTCGTCAAGGAAAGCTGCAAGTACAGCCGTTTCATCTTGTCCGTATTCTCTGGCAAGGTTTACTTTTTGCTCAAGATGTGATAAAGTAATTTTGTTTATCTTCTCTGTGTATTCTGTTTCTGTAATTTCTTTGTCAATGAGAGATTGCTTGAGCGCATTCAATTCTTCTTGCTGTTGCTTTTCAAGATTTTTTGAAGCGTCTTCGTATGATGTTTTAGGTGGTTCGCCACCACCGCCACTACCTGAAGCGGATTGCGCTGCATGCTGTGTTGTTTTGGCAAAATGCTCAAGTATTTTAGTCTGTTCTTCTTTTACAGAATTGTATTCTGCTTCAATCTTTCTTACTTCTTGCATTGCTTTGCCATATTCTGTTAATGTTCTGGATGTAGAACCATACATGCCAACATGAACTACATATTCTTGTCCGTTGTTCTTTGCTTTAGCTTCATCCGCTTTTTTCTGAGCATCCTCGATAGCTCTTTCATATTCTACCTTTTGCTTCTCAAGTGCTGCTATTTCTTCTTCAAATACTTCAATTCTTGCTCTCGTGCGGAGTGATTCAACATATTGGTCGAGGGCAGTTTTGTTTTCATTTATCAAACGGCCTTCTTCTGTGAGGTCGGCGTGATATCCCGGTACGATATCTTTGAGTTTGTCAAGAGCTTCCTTGCGCTTGTCAATGGCTATTCTGTTGTCGTAGAGAATTGCGGTAAGTGTTCTGACTTGCGCTTCTTCATCCTTGAATTTGTCTGTTGCTTTTTTCTCTATATCTGCTAATTCGTCTGTTGCTTGTTTTGCTTCTCGTGATTTGCTAATCCAACGTGTGATGCCTATAGTAAGGGCAGCAACTGCTGTCGCCGCAAGACCTAATACAGATGTTTTTACCACGGTATTAAGCAACCTCCATGCAGCTATAGCCCTGTGGACATTACCTGTCAGTAAGTTTTTTGCTGCAGCAAGTAACAAAGCTCCTGAACGAACTGTAGCGTTCCATGTAGCAACGACTTTCATCCATATAACTTTTGCTTTCAATGCTGCAGTGAATGTACCGACTGCCAGAGCAGCCACAAGCAATTCTTTTCTATTGTTGGCCAGAATTTTTGTCAGATATGTAAGAAGATTGGTACTCTTCAGCAAGATAGGATTGAGGCTTTGACCCAGTGCTATTCTTGCGTTCTGGAATTCTTTACGAGATTTCTCCAAAGATGCCTGAAGGTTGTTATTCTTGGTTTCGTATTCTGTTTGTACAGAAGTCCCTTTCTCAAACTCTGTATTTGCCAAAGATTGTGCGTCGGTGACTGCTGAAATGTTGGTTGCCATAGCAGCGAGAACGCTGACGGCTCTTGCTCCGTCGAGACCCATATCTTGGAACATTGGAACAAGTGAAGCGAATCCGTCTTGTTGGTTGAGTGATTCAAGGATTGTGATAACTGCATTGTTAGCATCGTTATTCAGGAGGTCGGTGAATTGCTGAACTTCCATGTTGGCGTATTCCGCGAACTTGGCAGGGTCTTCATAGAGTTTCATGATGAAGTTCTGAAATGCAGTGGCTGCCATTTCAACTTTCATGGCTGACTGGTCGAGTCCGGAAGCGAAGCCGATGAGGTTGGCGGCAGAAATGCCTGTCTGTGCTCCGACACCTGCGAGACGCTGGACGAAATCGACCATATAAGATTCGCTTGCTGTTGAAGCCTGACCGACTGCATTGATGGCTGAACCTATAGAAAGCAATGCGTCTTCGATTCCCATGGATTGGGTATAGCCGAGAACGTCGGCAATCTTGCCGAGGTTCTTGATTGCACCTTCGCCGAGGTCTTCACCTAAGGCGACCTGTATCTGGTCGGCGGCTCGGACAAAACCTAAAATATTTTCTTTTCCAGTGATGCCAAGTTTACCTGCATCTCGAGCGAGATTAAGAAGTTGTTCTCTCGAGGTGCGGGTATCCATCTTAAGAAGTTCTTCGTCGAGTTCCGCAACTTCATCCTTGAGAAGTCCGGTAGTCTTCATAACATCACTGTAGGTGTCATCAAGTTTGGCTGCTGCTTCAGCACATTTCCGAAATATGGCACTCACATCATTGATGCCACCATATAATGTCGCCGTCATGGCAAAATACTTCTGAAACCAACCTGATGCTTTCGTCATGAAAGTTTCATTCTCTTCAGAGACATTGGATATTTGCATACCAACACTCTTATATCCTTTTTCCAAAGATTTAATCCTTTGGGTTATTGTGGCATAGTTCTTAGTAGCTTTAATAAATTCTTCGGTATTCGGTTTAAGTTTTTGGATTTCGGCATTGAGCTGGCGTTGTGCCTGCCGAAGTTGCTTGATGGTACTGCCACTGAGATTCTTCAAGACATCTTCATATTTCTTTGATTCCCTTGTAACTGTGCTTAAAGTCGTTTCGACTTTTTTCAACTCTCTTTCAAGTCGTGCTATTTCTTTGGTGTCAGGATTGAGAGCTTGTTTCGCTTCTTGGAGTTTCTTTTTCAACTCATCAGCTTTACCCTTGAGATGCTCTATCTGTTTTTCGGCTTCCTTGCCCGAAAGGGTTATAGAAACATTGGTTTTTACGTCTTCGTTAGCCATGTTAGTTTATATTAGTATTTTCGATAATGGTTTTGATTTGTTCTGCGGCATCTATGCCATATTGTTTCGCTGTGCGATGTGCTATCCATTGGAGACGAGACCAAAAGATTTTGTTGAACCACGCTTTGATTTTACGATTTCCCGACGGCGCCATATCCATAGTTACGCCTGTACCGACGCCCAAATCGGGGAAGAGTCCATAATAAAGATATGTGAACACCACAAGTTCAGGTTTGCCGTTAGCATCGTAGCGGACATGAGAGTCGAATGAGCGTATGAGTTCACCAGTCTCACGAATGTTAAGACTATAGATGCGATTAATCCATCGCTCGATGGTGATGTCGGCGAACTTCTGAAGGTCGTTGAAATTATCATCACTCATGACAGGTCAATATCTTCTTCTGTTGTCAAAATAACTTCCCATCCATATAGCTCGTTACCGCCATTGCGTTTAAGATACGGCATTCGGGTAAAATCTATGTTCTCAATGTCGGGGTAAAAGTCGCGATTGCGACTGAGTGAGGCAACCACATTTTTAAGAAGATCCTTTGTAGATGCGTAGTATTGTTCGGGATTTTCATTGGAAGCGCATCGGTCAAGAACCCAGATTGACTGTGGGTATTTGTCGAAGCCTCCGGGCTGGATGGAGAGGATTCCGCCGTCCTGTTCCTCGAGAACTATGCAAGGAAAGTACTGCTGGCGGTTCATGACCATCTCAATAATGGCGTTATATCCGGCTCCAGTGACGACCTGTTTTTCAGTATTGGCAACGAGGTCGGCAACGCATGATTGAAGAGTTGTAAGTAGTATCATCTTATCATTTTTCTGCAAATTTACGCCTGTAGACAAATGATAAGATGACAAAAAAAGAGACTCCAAAAATGGAATCTCTTTACAAAACCTATGTAATAGGATTATTTTTTCTTCTTTTTAAAAGGGTTATCTATGATAAATACAAGCAACCATAAGAATATCCATAAACCTGTAATCATAATCACCTCCTCTATTAGTTCTTTGCAAAGATAGCAAACTTTATGCTGATTTTCTAACATTTTCTACATCATCCATCAATTTCTCAAATGTTTTGAGTATGAATGTTAAATCGTTGAGAATGCTTGAATGTTCTACGGCATCTATCTTGAGTATCTTTATCAAGTCTTCCTTGAGCATATCGACACATCCGAAAATGGTGGTGTATTTGACATTGTCAGCTTCAAAGTAGTCGTTGATGAGTTCTATGTTTTTCAATGCTGTTTCCATATCAATTTCTCATTTGAACGTTAGTAATCTGTAAGCTGTTGATGTATTCCACTGCCATGTCGAGACTTTGAGCCTGGCGGATTGTGCAGTGGTTCTTGATGCGGTCGATATTGACAAGACCGAGGATGAGGGCAAGACCTTCGGCGAGCGACTGGCATTCGTTGCCGAACATTTCAGTAGTGGTGGTGACTGCCGGTGTTGTCTCTTCGACAACTTCAAAGCCGATGATGATATCGTTAATCATTGGTCACCTCCTTTCTGATAGATGTTGCAGATTTCTTCAAGGAGTGTTGTCTTTCTTGTGCGGAAATACTCGAGAACCAAATCGAAGAACTGAGATTCGTGGATGGTTTCTATGATTCTGCCATTGTTGTCATAGCAATCTCTGCCTGGTTCTGAAGATACGGCTATTTTGCCGTAACCGTTTTCGAAGGTGATAAATCTGACAGCTGCGTCTTCGTCTGACACTCTGTCTATGATTTTGTTGATTGTTGCGAGACATTGGGTGTTCTCGATGAGTTTTGCTTCCTGCTCAGGGGATAGCATTGCTGTCTTTCCAGCTGTGTTTTCTTTTTTCATATCGTCTTACGCTTTAAATTAGGGTAACAAAAAAGCGGTCACCGTTTCGCTGCGTAAGACGATAGTTTCCCGTGAGGGCAATTATAGTCACGAAAGGCGACCGCAAGGTCGTTATAGAAAGGGCATAAAAAAAGCCCTCAATATGTCTTTGGGCTGTTGCTGTCGCCCGTCACAGGATAGGATTGTCTATCATCTTACGCACTACAAAAGTACAAAAATAATTGATACAACAAAGAAAAAATGTTGTTTTTTTGAATTATTCAATATAAACCTGAAATCATCTGCATGAACTCAGCTTCGCTTAATATGGTGATATTGCAACCTTGCTCTATCCATTTGACTGCTTTTTCCTGTTTGGAAGACATGCCGTCGTCGCCAACAATTCTAAAGTCTTGTTGTCCTACAACAAGGAAGTCTGTCGTTTTTTTGATATTATCAGAAGGAATTCCGCCAATGTCTGCAACTATTTTCAATAGTTCAACACGTTGCATATTCATTTTTCCAGTAAAAACTACAGATTTCTGTGTGAAAGGATTTTCATCAGTAAACTTTGATGGGTCGTATTCAAAGTTTTTCAGAAATACATCAACTTTTCTAGGAGTGTTGTTTGAATGTGTTCTTTTGAAAGGCACATAAATTCCTTTGCCAAAGAGACCTATTTGATATTCGTATTTGTCACAAATATCATCGAAGCTTTCACATTCGGAGATTTCCATCAGTTTAAGGAATAATTTAGCGGTCATTATGGTATCATATTCCGCTCTGTGATAGACATCAGAAGAGATGTCGAAATGTCTGCACAATGATGAGAGTGCATAAGACGGCAATCCTGGTTTGATGAATCTTGACAGGCTGCAGGAACACATGAATCTGAATTCAGGATATTCCAGGTTATACAAGGCACATTCGTCACGTATTACGCCCATGTCGAAAGGTGAATAGTGAGCGATTACGTCTTTGCCGCTGATTATCTCGCAAACCTCTTTCCATACGTCAGGAAACTCTTTAGAGTCTTCCGTCATATCTGGTGTTATTCCGTGAATGGAAATGTTTGCATACAAATATTCGTTTTGCGGTGGCTTAATCAACCATGATTTTGATGAAACAATCTCATTGTTTTCTACCACACATAAACCGACTTCGCACGCTGAAGCACGCGATTCAGTCGCTGTTTCAAAGTCTAATACAATAAAATTCATAATCTAATTTAGTTCGTGTGGCGAAGATATGATTTTTTTGCTCACGAAATTAATGTCGAGAGCAAATTGCAACGAATGTTGTTTCAGAGTATTAGGGTGGCATAAAAAAAGCGGTCGAAGAGACCGCTTTGTGTGTTGTATGAAAAGTTGGAAGTGCTTGCAACATTAAAGGAGTTTTAATGTGTCTATTCTTTCCAATATGAGTTTTTTAGGAAGTCTGTCATTTGATTGAAGTAATAACTCTAAAGAATCTATTAGATCCTTGGGGTCTACTTTATCCATTAACATATCTATGATGTATAATATTCCTGAAACTATGATATTTTCATTTTCAGCTGTAGTGCGTAATGTTTTATCACCAGTGAGAAGTCGGCAGTTGTTTACCTTTGCATAAACCATTACGGAAATGTCTGTTATTGATACATTGCACTTATCTTGATATAAGATTTTTTTCTCATATACGGTTTGCATCATTTGGCCATCCAAAGAATATACTTTTAATATTCCCTCATCTATCATTTTCTGAATGGCTTTCAGCTGTTCGTCTATCTCTATCTCATAAATTACGAAGTCGATTGTTCGAAAATCAAAATTCAAAAGTTTGCAATACTGAAGTAATTTTGAGTTATATAGGTCTATTAAGATATTTGTATCATTTACAACTATTTCCATTACATAAGATTTAAGTTTTCACGGACATCATTTACGGAAATCTCTAAAAGGGCAGCAGCCTTTGAATAGGTGATGATTTCACTAGCTAAAGCACGATAGACAAGGCGTTCAAATCTGCAGGAACGCTCCATTATATATCGGCTTTTTTCAATTGATTCTTTCAATGCAGTATTTGCATTCTTCTTTTTAAAATAGTATCCATATCTTTGTTGAGTGATGATATTCAGCAATCGTGCTTTTACAATAAGAGCGTCTATTGAAATTCCGTATTCCAGCTGTATGGCTTTTAGTTCTACCAATGAAATATCGTGACGGGCAGAACCGATGATGCTGATGAACTTTTCTGAAGGAATCAAGACCTCATTTGCAAAGATGTTGCATAGTTTTTCTTCATCTGCATTAGGTCCAAAATTCATAATCAAATGTCCTAATTCATGGAATATGGTCAATCTTTTTCTTTCAGAAGGCATATTTTTATTGATGACTATAATAGGTATAGAATCGACCATAATACAAGCACCGGAAAATTTATCATTTTCATCAACCTCAATGATTTTTGCGCCTTTTGATTCCAGCAATTCAACAGCTGATACGATCGCATCGTCACCGATATTCCAATCTTGTCTAAGTTTTTTAGCGATTTCTATTGCCTGGTCTTTGTTTTCTACAATGATGTCTGAATAATCCAATGAAAAGTTAGTGTAGTCTTCAATTATAGATTCTATTTCCAAATATTTTTCGACCTTAGAAGCAACAATTAATTTTATGGATTCAGTTTTTTTTGACCCTAATGAAGATTTCTTCCTAAACTCAAATTTAGAAAGATCTAACGCAGTATTAAATGGGCGGAAGAAATAATCTAAATTCAAATCAAGAACTTTGCATAAAGCAATCAAAACATTACTAGAAGGCATCATTTTCCCTTTTTCATATTTTTCTATTGATGACGGTGATACATCTAAAACTGACGCAAGGTCACGCTGTGACATACCGCGTATTTTTCTTGCGTTTATCAATCTGTTTGCAAAAGTGTTTTCCATGATTTGTTGATTTATTTATTTCTGTTCGGTGTGCAAAAATACAACTTTTTTATAAATTTGCATACCTTTTGGTAGAAAAAAAAGTAATAATTCGTAAATAAAAACAAAACATAACAAAAAAAGTTGAGTCGCGCAACGGGGAGGAGGCGACTCAATAACGAACTAAATTAAAGTATAAATAGATTAAGAAAAAAGTTTACGGGCATTTATCTCAGGACCTCCGTAAATCTGTTGTATTTTGCTATGTGTGCCATTATCTTTTCGGCATCTTCTCTTCTTTTATATATGAGCTTGTATCCTCTCGGATAAGAGAGCTGCAGAGACTCGAGACGGTCGATGGTGAGTGCTGTACGTGCAAATTCCTCGTCGTTGCAAAGAAAGCACTGCCAACCTGATATTGTTTCGTGAACTGCGAGATAGCCTTTCCAACCTGGTTTTACATATCTTTTCATTTTTTAAGAGCCTCCTTTTCTCTGTTGTGTTGTTCTATTTTGTTTTCCAAGGCCGATAGAACGCTGTGGAGTTCTGAATCTGCGATATTTTTGTTTTCCTGTGGTCGATTTTCATTAAGCATCAGGAATATGTCCTGGAGTATCTGATAAGAAGTCTTATCTGTTTCGTTGTCGCCACCTTTGGGGAAGACAAGCGGGTAGAGTTCCTGAAGATATGATTGTACTCCAGTCCACCATATCCATATCATCATACCTTTCATTTTTGAAAGGTATATGGTTCTTTGACCGAGTGCCTTGAGTGCCTGGCGTACGAACTTCTTTTCTCCGGTGTATTGGAATCTCATCATCATTGCGTTGGCGAAATAGTAGTCGCCGAATTTCACATCTATGAGGTGTGAATCTATCTTTGTCGGGTTGACGATATCGCATGGTTTTTCTTCAAAGATGAAGGCAAATTGTTGTGAGAAATCCATCAGCTGGTAAGGTTCGAGAACGAAGCTTTGTTTGCCCATCTTGAAAAACACAGTGTTCTCAAGGTTCTTTTTCATCTTGAGACCAGCGAGTTTGCAGAACAGCAATATTGAAGCGGATGTTCTGTCTATTTCGGGCAACATCATCACTTGAGCGACGTGCTTGAGGTCGCGAAGCGATAATTCATTCCAGGACAAAGGTGCAGTGATGTTGATGTTCATATTTATGTTTTAAAAAGTTCCCCTTTGTTACAGGTTACGCCGAACATCGGGGAACAAAAAGATTATGAGTACCTAAATCAAAAAATTAGACACTCCTCCAGTTCCGGCAATGCTGGTTGTCGGCAGTTGGTAGGAGTCAGAACTATGAAATAATGGGAAAAAATGGGCGTTGTTAACCATGATTTTTCGTGCTGAAATAGATTCTTGAACCATTGTGTTTCGGTGTTCCAATGCTCCTGCTACAATGGCTGTCTTGATATGCGAAATCACTTGTTTTTCAATATCAAGAATAGGTTCAGCATCTCTTATGCGTTCCATTACATCGCGGATATACACGTCTGAGATGTAATATGCTATAGTGTTATGTAAATTGGCGTTCATAAGCGGAATGAGTGAATAGAATTGTTCCCAATCCAAATCGGAATTGATATCGCCGATGGCTAGAATGTTTTTTTTGAATTCCGCTAAGGTCATTACAGGTGTCTGACTGATGTATGCGAATTGACGGCTACCTCTCCAGTCTTTCACTGGAGAAGCGTCATCAATTGAGTTATGAACTAAAAAAACAAGAAGATTGTCAATTGCGGCGGATTTTCTGTTTCTCAAAGACTCCATAAGTCTTTCGACGCGCTCCTTTGAAGCAGGTTTGACAGCTTCGTTGGAAGCGACCACGAAACCAGCTTCTGAAAGCTGAAGGTCCATTTCCGGAATAGCGTTGAGGTATGCGGTTATGCTGATGGCGCGACAGGCGAGGTTTTTCAGCTCGCTGAGATTATCATCAGAGTTTTCCGCTAATAGTTCCTCGATGTCATAACCGAGAATCCTATCTGTTATCTCCCTCTGTGCCTCTACTATATAAGAAATCAATCTCTTCGGCTCGACTTTGAAGTTGATGGAAGGAAGATATTGGCTTATGTTTTTAGGATCTACTATCATTGTGATATTGCGTTTGTTGATTCTTGTTTCCCTGATTTATTTTGGTCAAGCGTTGTGAATGTGTATTCAGGAACCACAATTCGAACATCTTTATCCCATTCATTTATCTTTCTGATGATATTGAAAGGTCGCAGCGCTCTATCTATCATAGGGAATGATAGAGCTTGTTTCATGAGGAATATTTCTCGGATGTTCGAACCGGAGAGCGAGTTGCTATTCTTTCCTGGTACTGCGCCGATGAGTGATGGATGGACCCCCATAGCGTAGGATATCACATTCGCGCCTGTCTCGTAGTCGTCAAGATATTCGCTTGAGATATCGTTTTTGATTGTCTCGATAGAAATCAATTTCTCCTCGGTTACAGAATTGCCTGTTGGTATGATGTTTTTAATTGATACGATGGATTTACCTGCGTTGTCTTCACCAGCGAGGGTTTCGTTGATTTGTTCTACAAGTTTATCACGAAGTTGTTTTTGGGCTTTTTTATCATTACGGTCGATGCCTTCTGTTTTTTCCGCTTCTTCAAAAAACTTAGGAGATATGTATATGATGTATTTGACTCCGAGCTTGTATTTTAGAATGGCTCTTTTTAATGAAGGAATAGAAGCGACCTGATCAAACCAACCAGAACGGAATATGGAATACCATGAAGGGTAGGAGTAGTAAGGTCTTCCTGGCGAAGGCATAAACACTGGATAACATACGGATTTTTCACGTTTTGCCATGAAATAGCGGACGTCAGCGATTGCATTGTATTCATCGATAACCCTGTATGGCGTAATGTCATCAACGCCAGATGTACCCCATTGAGATGAATACAACATGCGTTCAATTGCACCACTCTTGGCGTTGACTCCCCATCTGCTATATGCAGCTTCACGATTTCTGATAGCTTGTATTTTCTGGAACTTCTTATCGAAGACCAGGATAGGGAAGGCGTTGGCAAAATATGATAGGTCGGTCAGCGTTTCCATCAGGAACAAAGAAATATCGTTGGTTTCAAACCAATCGAATTCTTGACCTTCGTCTAATTCCCAGTAGTCTACAACACGGTTGTTGTTTGGATTTCTTACGAGCTTCACGAGCTTTGGACCTAACCCAAATGCAACTTGCCAGTTGAAGTTTGCGTTAGAACCAACAATTTCTGCTTGGTCCATCTTTGCAAGAACACGTTGAGGCAGTGCATTGTCAGCACCCCATGGTGCTACAGTGTATTTGTCAAGTGTAATATTTGATAGATTTTTATCATCGAATTCATTAGATGAATTGATTGCTAGCACAGCTTGCGCTTCTTGTAGATAGCAGAAGTTATTGGACAGCCAAACACTACCATTGTTAACATTATCGACCTTACTCATTTGATTACCTCCATACCTTGAATTTCTATAATAGAAAGCCGCACAACTTTCCTGATTAGTCCAGAAGCAAGGCACTTTATATTAAGAGTTTTGCCGCTGGAGTGAAAAGAAGTTATTGCAGCTTCAGGGACAAAAATCTTTCGTCCGTCTTCAGCCACCCAAGTGATTGAAAATTTCTTATTCAATTGCGTATATTCAAAAATCTGTGACTCGTGAATTTTAGCCATGGTTTTAATTTTTTAACAAAATTACGTTTGAGGAAAAACATAAAAGTGACAAAACAGCAGCACTATGACCGCCGTGAGGCGGTCGAAAATTTTGTATTTAGAAATTATGTTTTTCAAAATCATAAAAAGAAGAAAATCAAAAGAAAACACTCACAAAAAATCGACGAAGGAGATTTTTTGTGTCGCAAGACCCCGCGCCGCCCTCTTGTATTTTTTGCGATTGCACCCCTTTTCTTTGCGAAATATGCCGAGAGTTACTCGTGATGGCTGGTCACAAAAGACCGCCATCACGAAACGAATAATAATCATTGTCCGTTAAAATTATGTGGTCTATTACCTTGACTTCAAGCAATTGCAACGCCTTAACAATATTATCCGTTAGTCGCTTGTCTTGTCCGCTTGGGGTGGTGTTTCCTGATGGGTGGTTATGTGCGAGAACAACGCTTGAAGCAAGCGAGTCAATCGCATATTTTGCAATTAGTTTTGTGTCAACTGTTGTTTGAGAAACTCCGCCTTGACTTATCTTTGCAAATCCTTGAACCTTTAAAGATTGGTTCAAAAGAAGAATGTAGAAACATTCATATATATTTAACTCATCTTTATTAAATACCTGCCTTAAAACTTCGCTTGTATCTAAAGAGTTGGTTATTTGTCTGCTGTCTATTTCTGTTTTATTATATTTCAATGAAAATTCTTTTACTTTCATGGGTGCTGCTGTTTTAGAAGTAGGGAGGGCGCGCCCTCCCTGCTTGGTTAGTTAATCAATTCGCTTTCGATTTCTACAATCTTTGAAGCAATCTTTTCTCTCAACATCAAAACAAATTCTTTTATTAAATCCGTGTTGCTGATAGATGCTACATCCGGTTCGTTGTATCTGCTTTCAGAACTTAGCAACCTTAATTTGAAATGTGGTGTCTCGAACTCGTCTGTATTCAACACTTCCAACACTTTTAAAAGATTTCCGTCTGTGCTTAAAAACTTTTGTCTGTTGGTTGATAGTTGCTTTTTGCGTTCCAGGTCTGCAAGGCATTTTTCTAATTCCTTTTGCTTTGCTTCAATCTCTTTTTGTCTTTCATCAATCTCCGTTTGGATTGGTGCTACATCGGTTAAAACTTGGTTAATTACTTCGCCCAATGCTTGGGTGTTGTCTGGGGTTTGATTTTTTTTAGACATAACTTTTAATTTTTAAATGGTTAATAAATGGGGTTGATTAGTTTTGTTGGTTTTCTATTCTTATGACTTGCGAGACATCGAACAAATGACACACGGCGAAGTAGTCTTTTATTTCTTTTTCTGTCTCGGTGTTGTCCGACAATCGTTTCTCTTTAACTTTAATATCTCTTGGGGTCGCCCATACCATATAAGACTGAGAGCCTTTTTTGACTTGGAAACCTTTTTTTTTCCATTCTTCATAAGTGTTTAACTCCGTTGTCTTAAATGCTTCGTTGTAGTAGTCAATTAGTAAATCGTTCACTCTTACACCTCGTGCAACTGCTATTTTGTTTAAGTCTTTGAGTTGTTTTGAGAGCTGGCGCAACTCTTCACGCCTTGCGTTTGGGTCTTTTTTCATTGTTTTTATCTCCTATGTTTAGTTGTTAAATTTGTAATACATAAATTCCATTTGTGCGAGTGAAAGTCCTGTCTCTGCTTGCAATTCCAACATTTCTTCATAGTCTAAACCTTGAATGTTATTGAACGCTAATTCTCTGTGGTTGATAGTGTCTGACATAGTTCTTATTTGTTTAGTTCGTTAATCATTTTTTATTCTTAGATTCTGAGAGTGAGCTTTTTATTTAATTTTCACTCGTTGAATTTTTTTTTGACGATCATTCCCGTCATCTCTTCGTTTCGCTTTTGTACGGCATTAAGAGTAGTAGTGATTAGCTTTGCAAGGTTTTCGTAGAAAAATTACTACCCGTAGGGATGGAGAATTTTTTGGAAACAGAATGCTTGACCTTGCAAAGCAGATAATCACGGAAACTACCTTTGCCGTTAAAAAAGCCGGAACAGAAAGAGATGAGGGAATAGACAAAAACAAATGATGAAAACGAGTGAGCGGAATTAAAAATTCCGTTGACTATATCAATTTGTAACGGTTACTGTAACCGGTTACAAATTACCTATAACAAAAAAAGCCACCCGAAGGTGGCTTGTATTATCGTGTTGGTGGAATCCATACGAAACTATGATCATCGTATGGATAGAGCAAGCAGCCAAGAAAAAGACTGTCCCATGCGTCGGTGCCATCGGTGCGAAGCTCGTAAGGCATAGACTCGGCGGTCTCCAGCTTCTTTTCCTCTGACTTGTCTTTTTGCAAACCTTTATTTCCAAACTTTACTGCAGCTAATGGTATTGCCTGGAGTAAATCAACATTGTTGTCTCGATTGAACATAGGAAATAGTTTTTCCTGACCTTGGAAGGCGTTGTTTATTATAAGATGCTTGTCGCTATGTCTCATAGGAGTGCCAAGGTATTTTAATTCAACTGTCCAACCATGTTTGTTAAATTCATCGGTCAGCGTATAGATTGCATCATGGTCGTGCTCTACATAGTTAATGCCTCGAGCTGTTGCGTCACAGTAAGCAAAGATTGTCTTGTTTACATGATGACGATAATAGTTACAGAAGTCTTGAACTACTTCTCTAAGGCGTCGGTCGTATTTGGTATAGAAAGATTTGATTGTACGGAGAACATTGCCATGAATCTGTCCAGCAACAAGCCATGTGATTTTAGCATTGTAGTCGAATGATACGGCAATGGGTTTGTGAAGATCTAAATCTGCATCGAGGAGGCAATCATACTGTTGATGTCGATAGTCGTTCAGTTTTTCGTTATTATTTGCGACGTATGTGTGTTTCTCGGGGTCATAGCATTCATAAAACTTACCTTCAGTCTCTGTAAGTCTCTTGCAAAGTATCTCAGTTCTGAACACAGCGGAGGTAAGGTCGCGTTCCATCCGCTTGATGTAGTCTGCACCGACAACCTCGATGTTGTCAAAGATGCTTCTTTCTTGATAGTAGAGGCATTTGTTTCTAAGAACAGCAATCTGTCTGTTGAGTCGAGATAGTTCCTGGACTGAATAAGTGGTGTTGTTTGCCATCAATTTATCTCTACGAAGCAACAATCTCATAATAAGATTGTATAGATCTTCATCCTTGTACTTCTCGTATTGTTTAATCAGCCATAATCCGTCTTTGGTTACAGGCATATCAGTAAAGAAGTCCTTGCCCCATAGGTGAGGGTACTTCTCTACTGAATTAAAATGAAAACTGTTGCCTCCCATTGCTGGGAACAATTCATCATTGAGTTTTCTATATGATAAACCTTTAGCTTCATCGCCTATGAGCCAGTTAATGGTCATTGAGTTGGCTGATAACGGCACTTCTTGAGATACAATTACCATGATAGTCCCATTAGCGAACCAGACAACATCATGAAGGTCGTTAGGCAAGAAGTAAGGCGTATCAAAACCAAGGTTCTTCGGTGGTCGATGTCCGATAACGTAATGGATATCTCTTTTCCATCCGAGCTGGTCAAGAACCATGAGTGCTGCAGGCAGTGTTCTTGAGTGCGCCTGACGGAATGAAGAAGCGACGAACACACCTGTAGATTTAGGCATCTCAAGAACGTTGCGCTGGATTGCGAGTCCGGAAAGATATGACTTCCCCCATCGACGTGAACAGATATTGATAGATTCTTTAGCAGAGACCAGGAACCACCTATATTGACCTTTATGCAGATATATTCTATTCATGTACTTCTTCAATGTCTATAGGTTCAATATCTATGATGTCTGCTGGTATATCGTATTTCTTCATCATCGTTCGGATGTCTTTACGTTCCTTGCCGTTAAGAACGATTCCGATATCTGAAGGGTTGCTTACGATGATTACATTGTCGATATGGAGTTTTTCCTTGGCGTTGAGAACTTCGCCATCGTCAGAAGCGGTGTTGAACGCCTTTGCCCATGTCTGGGCTATCTTAGTGTATATTTCGGCTTTCTTGAGCTGGTCTTTTTCTGCCAAGAGGAATGCCTTTTGAAGAATATCTTTTATAACGAACTTAATCCAGTTCTTGGAAGCAATCTCAACGCTGCCTAAAACCATTGTGGTTTTGGAAATGATAGAGTATGCTTTCTGCTGGTCAATCTTGTAACTGTGCATGAGATAATCTCTCATCTGCACATTGGTATAAGTAGGGTTGTTTATCCACACCGTATAGCAGTCTCTTATCTGAATCAGCAGCTGCTGATCCGATTTTGAAAGTTTCTGAAAATCATCATCGTCTGAAAAGAGATGTGATTTTATAAGGTCCATGGAATTTCGGCGAGGCATAACTAATAACTATATGATTTCAGATATTGATTGTTTGCTGTGATAGTCTTTCATGCTGTTTACAGCTTCAGGACTTCCGGAAAGTGCGAAGCGTTTTGTATCGAAACGGAGTTTTATTCTGGTATCCATCACCCCTCTTCTATAAGCATCAGCATAAGCATCGTGTTTTGAATATTTAATATTCTCAATAAATTCATCACAGTCCAAACCGACATAATAGGCAATTTCGGAAGGAGAAAAGAACATAGAAGCCAATTCATATACTTGCTCTTCTTTAGATGATTCTTGAAGATTCTCCAAGTATATCTCTGACATCTGCTTCGATGGCATTGACTTCTTCGGTTCTGTCTGTGATATAATATCCTTCATTGCGGTAGTTTTGAGTTGCGTTAGCAGATGTTACAACTGCGATTTTACAATTGTCGGAGCTGCATATATAGACTTTGGCGTGACTATCCGTCAGATAAAGTTCGTCTGCTATAAACTGCAGCTGGTTGAGTTTCTCTCTATGTCTGATTATGACATCTCTGTCGAGTACCATTATAATCTTAGACATCTTATATTGATATCGCAGGTTCATCAGCTGTCTCATCCATCCATCGGTTATGGAATAGCTGAATATGGTGAGAGAACAGCCGACACCTGCGGTGGAGACAATGAATTTCAAAAGATTCATTGAGTTGACTCTGCCAATGTGCAGAGAAGGAATGACAAAGCTGTTATCAATCAATTACGCCAAGTTCTTTGAGTTTTGCAAGAGTCTCTTCAGAGAATTTAAGTTCTTTTTGTAGTGCGATGGCGTAATTGTCTCTCAACTCGACAAATTCTTCATTGCTCAGGGTTTCCTTTTTCAAAGCTCTCGTAATACGTGAGCGGAGTGTAGATTCCTTGACATCTGCCATAGGAATGTTTACAACGTTTTCGTCCAATGATGAAATCTCGTCATCGATTATCTTCCAGTTGGATGATATGACTTCATCGAGACGAAGAACTTCTGCACGGAACGCAGCTCTGCCTTCATCGCTGTTGGCTTGTTTCATCTGTTGATGGTTGTGCTGAAGCTCTTTGTAGAGGTCCATGTTTTCCTTGTAGATTTTTTTGCATAAATCGTTAGGCATGTCTTCATACTTGGTATTATGATAATGCTCTAATTTATGCCAATCGATAATGTTGTCACCTTCATCTGCGCCATGTTGTTCATTACCTTGGTCGCCATTGTCAGGACCATCATCTGCACCTTGTGGTTTGTCAAGACTTGAACCATCCGATATTGGACGATTCAAGTCAACAAAACCTCTGTTAGGTTTAAGATGAGGTATTCTTGCGAGTCTTTTTAACTCGAAGGTCAGGTACTGCAGATTTTTTCTTTTTTCAACGAGAGAGATGATTCCTTTGTTGTCGCAGTATTTTTTTAATAATGCGAATCCTGTGGCGAAATCTACATTGCCTTTTTCTAAATATAATCTAACCTCATTCATGACCGATTGTTTTAAGATGCTGGAGTGAATTTTCCAGTAGCGCAGTCTAACGTACCTTTGTCGGTAGAAAGTGTTCCGGTATATCTTGGGAATGCTGTTGTGTCAGGCACTTCGGCTTTAATAGTGAAGCCCTTGTCTGAACCTGCACTGTCGCCTGTATTACCATCAATGGTGATGTTTGTTCTGTAATCTTCATTGCCGACTACAAAATAATGTTTGTCATGCTTGATGATGAATACAAAATCGCCATTGGCGGCAGCTTTGCAGAAAACTCTTGCCTCGCGTGTGAGACGAGGAAATTTGATTTCCAAAGTATTTTGGTTCATCTTGCAGTCCACTTCGCCTATTGTGCTAGATGAAACTTTGCCTTTACCTTGTGTGTTGTACAAGGAAAGAAATTTTTTGCCTGTTACCATGGTAAAATTACCATCGTAATCGACATAATCGTCTTTGTCCATGCCATCGTCTTCTGTTGCTTCATCAAGTTCGTCGACGATGGCAGGCCATTGCTGGATGCTTGACTTCGGAGCGTAGAATATAGTATCGGCGATACCGCTTGCGTTAGAGCTGCCGACTTTGAAATCTAATGATTTTAATTCCATTTTTTTCTATTTTTTAATTGTTAAAATACCATATCGGCATTGCTGTCGATATGGCATTGTTTTTAAACACACTTACCTGTCAAAGGAATATCTACTTCGATAATATCTGTAGACGAAGAGATTGAGAGCTTGCCGGTATAATTCCCCTTAGCCGTTGGCTTGAAGGTGATAGGAATATCGACTCCAGCTTTGGCAGCAGCTGCAGTGATTGTAGTAGTTGTTGTAGTGAATGCAGTTCCTGTAACGGTTACTTCGAGAGATGAAGTGAGTGAGAAACCTTCAATATGAACGTTTTCTACAGTTGTAGAATTTGCTGCTTTTTCACCGAAATCAACTTCTTCAGGTTCGTAAGAAATGTATGGAATATCAAACTCGCTTGTGAAGCTGGAGCAATAGAAACATTCTTTTTCGAGGTTTAAAATTTGACAGCCCATGAATGTTTCTGCAAAGACCTGAACCATTTTAGGATTATTAGGAACACGAATCTCAAAACGCTCCATATTGCTTTCACCATCAAAACCAACAATCATGTTGTCTTTAGTAGTGAAAATTATATGTTTGACGTCATCCATTCCTGCCATGTCGGCTATAACGCAACGTTGGTTAGTACCTACAAGAACTCTTTGATTGTACTCGTTTGTGTAGTTAGCTCCATTGTAGTTGTTGTTGTACCATTTGTCGTACATTTCTCTTACATTAGAAGGCATGTAGAGATATAAAGTTTCGTTATCTTTGAGAAGATGTGTCATGGTGGTCCATAACAGCATGAGCTTGTCGCCAATGTTGTATTCGGTAAGTTTTCCTGACTGGAAATAGTTACCTAAAGTTCTTGAGATGTTTCCTGCAACTTTTTCCTTGGCAATGATGGTATCAAAACCATCAAAATTATCTAAGGAAGTCTCTCCATCCTCATTTCTTACTCCAGTCCAGATGGTTTTTGTTAGATTGCCAGAAGATTGACGAGCCATTTCTGCTACAGCAGCTCGTACTACTTCTAATGAAGTTCTGTCTTTTTTTAAAACCTTACCAAAGACAGTGCTATATACACTAGCAGGGTCAAACTCTTCGTCTAACTCTAGATGAAAGGTTTCAAGAGTGCGTGGATGAAATGATGTGCTGTTTGATGGGTTGAATTCACCATACTTATAAGGCTTCCACTGAGCTCCTGAT